CTTATATACAAATGCTCCTACTTCCATCCATTCATCAGGTAGAACTGTAATGGTTACAGAAGGTTTGTGTTCACACCAGTGCCGTTGATAGGTTAACCACATCTCTAGTTGATCTATGGCTGTCATGTCGTTACGAGTTACTGCATTTTTTGGTGAAGCAATCGGAAATGTAAACACAGTGGTAGTATCTGGTTTCATTACACATAACTCTGAAGGTATGCCCTGGTCCTTCATAAACTGTGTAATAGGATCTTTGTTGTCTCCTCTAACAGTTCTATGATAATACTGGCTATGCCTAGCGTGTATGCCGGACGCACTGTCTACAAGTTGTGATACAGTCCCACTAGGCTTAACGCACGTAATAGCAGTAGATTGCTGTACACCTAAACGTTCTGACCATTCTTTGTTAGTATCAACAGCAACGTGACGCAAGTGATCTAGCGTTTGAGCTAACCCTTTATTCTTAGCTGTGAGCAAGGGGTTGTCCATTATACCTGTAAGGGAAACACCCAGCAGTCTTTCTTCTTCAGTATTGTTCTGCCAAACTTTACGTAGATAGGGAAACTTAGTTAGACTAGATTGTATTGTACCTACAATTGTAGCTAACTTAACTTTGTTTGATAAACTCTTTATATCGTCTGTGGCTCGTACTACTACCTCAGATAAATTGCAGAATTGGTATGGGCGTAATATTATCTCGCTGCAAGGATTTGTTCCAAACTCCCACTCAGTGTCTCGTCTATCATTCTTAGCTGCTTGTTTCTTACTAGCCTGTCTGTTGAAGATGCCACGCTCACCTGACTTAGATTCAACTAATGCTGTCCACTCACGCAAGAAAGTCTCCATGTCTGGCTTTTCTGTATAGCTAACTGAGTTATTAGCTAATGCTCGATGCCCTGCATGTTCCCACCAGTTGCCTGACTTAGCATGACGCATACGGTCATCGCTTAGATTAGACAAACTAATCATAGCACTACGTCTAACGCCACCGCTTACAACTATCTCACCAACTTTACACATAATGTCATGACACTCTAGGC